CCGTAAAGGATTAACGTCAAAGATCATTAAGGAATTTCCGGGACTGGGTCATTCATCCGGCAAAGGATGGTGCTGGACTGGAGAACCCAGAGAGTATATACAACATGATCCTGCGGGTACAAGATCAGCCAGAAGTAAAAAGGGACTTTCAGAAATAGAAGGAAATTGGGAACGATAGCCGTTTTAGGAACCGGGCCATCTTTAGGATTATTCAATCCTTCAGATTTTACAGACTCGATAGGTGTGAACGACATTTGGGCGTTTCATCATACCGAAGCGATAGTATGTCTTAATCCACGTAAGGACTTCACGCCGGAACGGTTAAAAATTATAGACGAAAGCAAGCCGAAGTTTTTTTATTCTCAGATAGTGAATTGGGATAGCAGGGATGACTTTTTTAAGATAGATATTGCACATGGTTATCCGGATGGTATTTGTAATTTATCCGTTCATCAGTTCCAGAAGTCATATTGTTCGCCGTTTGTGGCTTGCCAGATTGCTTATAGATATTGGGGTGCTACGGAAATTCATCTCTTTGGTGTTGATATGGTCAACCATCCAAATCTAAATGGGTTTAAAGACAAGATGAAGCTACATTTCAGGAACCTATCTGTTGCACTGAAAGAAAAAGGTTGTAAAATAATTGTTCATGGTGACGGTATATTGAAAGATATTTTATAACTTTGTTTATTAATCAAAACTAAAGAAAATGACAACAACTGGTGGAAACTCCGAAAAGAAAATGAAAAGATTATCTGTTCTGAAACGTAAATTAGAGAAAGAACGCAGGGACTTTGATGATGTACGTTTTGCAAAAGATGAAATACGAAACACAATGGGCCGAAAGATAAAGGTTCATGGCAGAACTCATATCATTGTTCCTGTTATAGACAGGCCGGTTGGATATCTTGCAAGTTACATGGGCTATAAAGATTACGGGTTATCAAAGATAATCTAATAATAGCTACAAAATTTTATTAAGCCTCTCCATATCGGAGGGGCTTTTTTTATTACTGTAAAATTAGGTTTAGTAACATATCAATAGTTCCTATTTAAATTTACAAAAAAAGATATGAACGATTCATTAGGAATTTGTGAATGGTTTAGTTATATGGATAACGTTTTATACTGGATTCATGATGATTCATGGCCACAGAGTACATCCGATTATCCATATTGCTTAATACTTGAATGTTCGGTTGGTCAATTTGGATATTGTGCCGGAATAGATTTACTGCCATGACAGAGACATTATGCGGCCCTTGGAATGCTTATATGGATCCTGTTCTTTACTGGATTCACGACAATAGCTATCCGCAGGAGACTTCGGACTATCCCTATTATTACTTATTTGAATGTGGAATGATATGATGGAAGCAGTACTAAAGATTTACGGTGATATAGGTGAGTCTGTACCGGAAGGTATTTTTGATTCACCCGATGAGACTATTTCTGCAAAATATGTTTCTGATTTTCTTGACGAGAATAGTGCTGCAACAGGAATAGTAGTAAAGATCAATTCACGGGGCGGTGACGTTCAGGAGGGTTGGGCCATACATGACCTTCTGGTTAACTCCGGAAAGAGAATAAGAACTATCGGAGAGGGTAAGGTATATTCTATTGCAACGATAGTTTTTCTAGCGGGATCAGAAAGGGAGTTTATGAAGAATGCAGATGGACTGATACATAATCCTTTTATCCCTGAATATACCCTGGCTGATAAGTACGAAGCTAATGATCTGGAAGCTATCGCAAATAGTCTTCGGCAGGAAGAGGCAAAGATACTTGACTTCTACGCCAGACGTACTGGAGCAGATGTTGCTAAATTAGCTGAATATATGAAATCTGACACTAAACTATCTGCTGAAGATATGCTGGCATTAGGTTTCGCAACAAAAATAGTCGAGCCGATAATGGCATTCGCATATTTAAAAACAAATAAATTAATTAAGATGGATGAAAAAGCGTTTTTTGAAAAGCTTGGCTCCTCGCTAGATAATGCGATTGCCAAGATGAAAAACCTTTCAAGAATCTCGAACCAAGTTTTGGTGGATAGCCAGGGCAACGAATTGACTCTTGAAAAGGAAACTGGTGTCCCGGCCATTGGTGACAAGGCCACACCGGATGGAACCTATGTAATGGATTCAGGTAATTCCATTACTGTCTCAGGCGGTGTCATAACTGCTATTGAAGAGGGCGAACCTGCTCCCGATGAACTGGAAAAGGCAAATGCAAAGATCGCTGAACTGGAAGCTAAGATAGCCGATAGTGATGCTGCTAAAGCCGCTGTTGAAGCTGAAGTCGAAGCCGCAAATACAAAGGCAGATGAAGCTGTTGCCGCTGCTCAGGCAATAGTAACCGAGTTAACAGAGTTGAAAAATTCATGGAAGCCGGAGAAACGAGCAAAGATTGAATCTGTTAATAAGATTGGCAGGATTGATCTTACCAGAGTAAAAGAAGTTAGAGAACTAAATACTAAAATTAAATAATTATGTCAGCAGCTAGTCCCTCATGTAACAGTACCATTAATCTGGATGCGTTACATTTTACAGCCGACGAACTAAGATCGTTAAATGAGTTAGTCGTTACCGCTGTTCTTGAAGCACCTGAGATATCAGAGTTTCATACTCTGGTAACTGGTATTAAGAATGACCGCAGAATTGGGATCATACCCGGAACGTTTGGCCTTGTAGGTAAGGCCGGACAGAATTGTAATCCTGAAGCTCAATGTTATGAAAACATAGCAGAAGAGAAGACCTGGTCACCGAAAGTCATTGAGATCATAATTGATATGTGTAAAAATGAACTCGACGACACCCTTATGAAGCTTGCCACCAAGTGCGGTGTTGATGCTTTCGACCTTACTAACACAGAAGTGTTCGCTTTCATCCTTGATATACTTGTAAAAGATATTAAGAAAATGATTTTGAGGCACGTTTGGTTTGGTAATACGAACGCCGCTAACATTAATGCAGGTGGTGTTATAACAGACGGCTACGATGTTGGGTTCTTCAATATTATGGACGGATTCTTCGTGCAACTGGCAGCTATTTACGCCGCTGATGCAACTAAGATCGCCGCAATGCCGGGAAATACCCAGCTTACTTATGCGCTTCAGAACTCAGTCGCCACACCGCTTCTGACCTACACCGCTTTAAATAATGTTATTGATGAAGCTATTCCGGAGTTGGCCGCACAGCCTGACAGGATAATCCTTATGACAAAATCAGTTATGGATCGAATCCGTAGGCAGTTACAGGCACTAGGTACAGTATTTCAGGATTATACCTTAATGATTAACGGGCTTGAGTTTGCCACATGGGACGGTATTAAGATCGTTTCGAATCCTTTATGGGATCAGTGGATAAAGGCTTACGAGAATAACGGTGTTGCCTGGAATAATCCTCACAGGGTTGTTTATACAACTGTTTCTAACCTGAATATAGGGATGGAATGTACTGGGCTATTTGATAATGTTAATACATTTTACGATCAGAGGAGTCGCATTAATAGAATCGAGGCTAGAGATGCTTTTGACGCTAAGATTATTGATGATCGTTTGGTAATGGTGGGGATCTAATTATGACTGTAGGTTGTAATGCAATAGTATCTTGTGTTCTTAAGAACTGCGCAAACCTCGTTCCAGGGATTAAGGATAAGATATATTTTATCAATTATGATTGTGTTGATAAGGATTTGAGTGAGTTCGATACAGATAACGATCTGCTTTTGACTTCACTGGTACTACAGACAACTTCACCGCCTTGCTATGCTTATTGTCTTGAGGGATATAACTTTTCCAATGAGCATACTATCGCAATGGTAAAGACCAAGTATCAGAAGAATTGGGAGCATAACGTTGTTTTCAGGATATTCGATAACACGCCCGAGGACAAGCTCTGGATTGAAACTGCGAAGGATTCTCGCTTCATGGTCATAATTGAGAATAACTACAACAAAGACTTAACACCAACAGCCGGTGAGGTTGCGGGTAGAACAGTCTTTGAAGTGCTTGGATGGGATTTTGGAATTGAACTTAATGCCGTTGTAAGAGATGTAAACGATGCAGAGATGCTCGGTGGATATGTTCTTACCGCTGGCTGTTCAGACACCATGAAAGAGTCTCTATTACCTCGTACTTATTTTGTAGGTGGAACACTCGCTTTAACACGTACAGCACTTGAGTCACTGCTGGCTCCTTGCTGTCCATAAATAGAGGGGGGGGTTAGTTCCTCCCCTTAATTTTTTTTAAACTTA